ATCCCAACGAAACACAGACCGAGTTCAGCTACTTTGAGACGTTGATGGGCTACGTCCTCACCTGGGGGAACGCATACGCCGAGATCGTCCGTGCCCCGGCGACGGGGCGGGTCGTCTCGTTGCACATCATGCGGCCCGACCGTGTGACGCCCAAGGTGCGACGCGGTCGCCTCGAGTACGACGTCAAGACTGACAACATGGGCATCGTCACGCTGCCGGCGGAGAAAGTCCTGCACATCAAGGCGGTCGGTGACGGCATCGCCGGATACTCGCAGATCAGACTGGCCCGCGAGGCGATCGGTCTCGGACTGGCGGCCGAGCAACACGGCGCGAAATTCTTTGGGAATGACGCCACGCCGGGCGGGATCCTGGCCCACCCTGGTCGGCTCAAGAAAGAGACCGCCGAACGTCTCCGCGGCTCGTGGGAGAAGGTCCACCGCGGGAGCGGTAACGCACATCGTGTCGCGGTCCTTGAAGAGGGGATGACCTGGCAGGCGATCGGCCTGCCCAACAATGACGCCCAATGGCTCGAGAGTCGGAAATTCTCAATCGCCGAGGTCGCCCGGATCTACTCGGTGCCGCTGCACATGCTCGGCGACCTGGAGCGGGCGACGTTTTCGAACATCGAGCACCAAGGTATCGAGTTCTCGAAATTCTCGATCCTGCCGTGGGCCATCCGCATCGAGCAGGAGGTCAACCGTAAGCTGCTCCTCGACGCGGAGCGGGGCCGGGTTTACGTCAAGCACAACCTCGACGGGCTGCAACGTGGCGACGCGGCGAGCCGGGCGAGTTTCTACAACACGCTCTTCCAGATCGGGGCACTGTCGCAGAACGACATCCGCGCCCTCGAGGAGCAAAACCCGATCGACGGTGGCGACGTTTATTTCGTCCCGCTCAACCTGCGACCGTCCGACGAGCCGCCGGAACCGGACGAACCGGACCCCGAACCGCCGCCGGCACCGGATCCCGAACCGGAACCGGACCAGCCCGAGGACGATGAGGCGATGCGATCCGCACTCCGTGACCTGGTCGTCGACGGCCTCCGCCGGGTGGTCAGCCGCGAGGCGGTGCAGGCCCGGAAGGCCGCGAAGGATCCGGGCGCGTTCCTCGATTGGCTCGACAATTTCTACGGACAGACTGAGAAGCTGTCCGGGTGCCTGCGTCCGGCGATGCGGGCGGTCGAGGCGGCCGGCTACGAACCGGGCGACATCCTGGGCGACCACGTCCAGCGGTCCCGCGACGAATTGCTTGAGGTCGCCGGCGGCAGCACCGCCGACACGCTGGCCGACAACGTCGACACGCTGGTCGGCGAGTGGCAAAACACCAGACCCCATCAAACCGCCTGGGCGGTGATCTGAAAGGATGCAGACAATGAACGAGACCAGAACACTCACCGCCGACGAGCACGAGCTGCGATTCGACGAGGCTGAGGGGAAGATCGTCGGCTACGCCGCCGTCTTCAACTCCCTGAGCAGCCCGATCGGCGGCCAGTTCCGCGAGCGGATCCTGCCGGGTGCGTTCCGAAACGTCCGCTCGGGTGACGACATCATCTCGGCGATCAACCACGACGACTCGAAGATCCTGGGCCGACGCTCGGCCGGCAACCTCGAACTGAGCGTCACCAAGCGCGGCCTCCGCTACTCGATCACGCCGCCGGACACCTCCTACGTCCGCGACCTGGTCGAGAACATCCGCGCCGGAAACGTCGCCGGGTCGTCGTTCGAGTTTCGCGTACACGACGGCGGCGACGGGTGGGTCAATGAAGACGGGGAGATGGTCCGCGAGTTGCGTGCGATCGACGTCTTCGAGGTCGGTCCGGTCACGCGGCCGGCCTACCCGTCGACGGATGTCGCGATGCGGTCGCTCGAGGCGTGGCGATCCGAGCAGGACGACGCCGACACCCCCGAGGAACCGGACGACGAGCCGGAACCGATGACGCCGACCGACGTCCTCCGTGAAAAACTTTCTTTGACAGAATCCGCGGGTCGCGGATAGCATCACGGCACAACTGAACATTTCCTCGACCGGGGCCGGCTGGTACAGACCAGCTCAACCGCAAGGGCGAAGACGATACACGGCTGGTACAGACCGGCCCGAGTCGTCGAGTGAGTTTCGATTTACCGAATCTCACCGGCAACACGGGCCGGTCTGTCGTTTGACCCTCGAGAAGCCGGTGACAACCGAGGGGCAGACATGAGTCTCAAACAACTGCAAAACGATCGCCTCGAGGCGATCACCAAGGCCCGCGAGATCCTGGACGCGGCCGACGACGAGAAACGCTCGCTCACCTCCGAGGAGCGTGAGAAATACGATCGGTTTGACGCCGACCTCGACCGCATCGACGGCGAGATTGAGGCGATCGTGGCCGACGAGAAACGCCGCGAGCGGCTGGCCGCCGCCGAGGCCCGGCAGGCCGAACCGGAAGAGCGGGCCGTGCCCGCCGAGCAGCCGAGCGGACTGTTCTCCGCCGATGGCGACGCCACCGAGGCACGCGGCACGGCGTCGGCCGAGTACGCGGACGCCTGGTGGAAGGCGATGAGGCACAGCCGCAGCTACCTCGACCCGGCCGAGTTCCGGGCCTTGCAGGTCGGCACCGACTCCGAGGGCGGCTACCTGGCCCCCGACGAGTTCTGGAACGCCGAACTCGTGCAGGCCCTCGAAGAGGCCAATATCATGCGTGGCCTGGGTAACGTGATCCAGACGTCGAGCGGATCAATGGAGATCCCGGTCGTCTCGAGTCACGGCTCCGCGGCGTGGACGGCCGAGGAAGCGGCCTACACTGAGGGCGATGAGGCCTTCACCGTGGTGAGCCTGTCAGCCTACAAGGCCGGCACGATCATCAAGGTATCCGAGGAACTCCTCCTCGACTCCGCCTTCAATTTGTCGAGCTACCTGGCGAGCGAGCTGGGCCGGCGGATCGGTGCTCTCGAAGAGGCCGCATTCGTCAACGGCGACGGGTCTGGCAAGCCGACCGGCGCGGTCGGTGGATCGACGGCAGGCGTTACCGCGGCAGCCACCGCGGCGATCACAGCCGACGAGCTGATTGACCTGTTCCACGCTCTCGGCCGGCAGTACCGCAACAATGCGGCATTTCTGATGGCCGATGCGACCCTCAAAACCGTCCGCAAACTGAAGGACGATAACAGCCAGTATCTCTGGCAGCCGGGCCTGCAATCCGGCGAGCCGGGTACCATCCTGGGCCGCCCGGTGCAGACAAGTGAGTCGATGCCGGCCCTCGCGACCGGCAACAAGACGGTGCTCTTCGGAGACTTCTCGTACTACTGGATCGCCGACCGCGAGAGCGTCGTCCTGAAGCGTCTTGACGAACTCTACGCCGCCAACGGGCAGGTCGCCTTCCGGGCGCACCGCCGCGTCGACGGCAAGGTCGTCCTGGCCGAGGCCATCCAGCACCTGGTCCAGGCCTAGACCTGACTGACGAGCCGCGGGCGTTCCCCGCTGAGAATGGAGACAACGAATCATGCAATGCGAGATCCTCACCTCGTTTGCTGGAGTCATGGGATCCTTCTCAGCGGGGGACACCGCTGAAATCGACGACCAGTTCGTCGCGGAACTGGCCGAGCTGGGATGGGTGAAGCCCGCCGGCAAGGCCAAAAAACGCAAGGCGATCAAACCGGCAGCAGAAGTGCCAGCCGGCGAGGGTGATGACTAATGGCGATTGTCACGGTTACGGCCGCGACACAAGACCCGGTCACGCTCGCGGACGTCAAAGACCACCTGATCGTCGATCACTCTGACGACGACACTTATATCGCGTCTCTGCTCGCGGCAGTGGTCGCGTACCTGGAGGCGGTGCAGGACCGGACGTTGGTGACGACCACCTATGATCTCAAGCTCGATCGGTTTCCCAGCGGTGACGGCGTGATTGAGTTGCCATTGGCCCCGCTGTCGTCGGTCACGTCGGTCAAGTACCAGGACATCGACGACGTTGAGCAGACGCTCGCGGCGAGCAAGTACACGGTCGACTCCTCGAGCACGCCTGGTCGGTTGCTGCCGGCCTATGACGAGTCGTGGCCGTCGACCCGTGAACATATCCACGACGTGACCGTGCGATTCGTCGCCGGCTATGGCGACCCGGCTGATGTGCCGGCCCCGCACAAGCACGAGATCCTGATGCGGGTGGCGGACCTCTATGAAAACCGCGAGGCGACCGTCACGCGACGCCACGAGATGAACTTTGCCGCCGAGGCACTCTTTCAACTAAACCGGGTCTACTGATGCCCGCCGGAATCTACCGCGAGCCGGTTCGCGTCGAGAGCCGGACCGAAACGCTCAATGCCTGGAACGAGACGTCGGCCACCTGGGCGACGTTGCTCGAGACCCGCGCGGCGTTGTCGGGGATCTCGGGGCGTGAGTTCAACGCCGGCGGCGGGATCCGCGCCGACGTGACGCACCTGTTGCGGATGCGGTCAAACGACCTCTCGCGGACGATCACGCCCAAGCACCGCGTGATCGTCGATGGCCGCACGTTCGAGATCCTGGCCGCGGTCGACCGAACCGGCCGCCGCCGCGAGATCGAGTTGCAGTGCCGGGAGGCGGTGTGATGGCACTCGTCGCGAAAAAAGCCGGAATGCAGGTTAGCGGGATCGAGGAGTTCCGCGACAAACTGAAGCCGTTGCCGGCAAAGATTCAATCCGACGTCGCGTTGAAGGCCGTCAGAGCGGCGTCGGCGGAGGTGAGGAAAAAGGCACAAGCACTGGTTAAGTCGCACGCACTGGGCGAGGGACTGACACCAGATGGTCGCACCCGGAACCACCTGTTCAAGTCGATAACGAACAGGGCGAAAAAGTACGGCAAAGACAAGATCCCCGTCGGCGTGGTCGGGACGCGGTACAAGGAGTCCCCGCACGATCACCTCGTCCACGACGGCACGCGGCCGCACGTCATCCCCGTGCCGGCACCCGGCCTGCTGGGAAAGCTCGGTCGCAAATTCAAGGTGCGGCATCCTGGAGCACGCGGCTACCCATTCATGGAGATCGCGCTGGAACGATCACGCGGGATCGCTCAACGGGTGATGATCGAAAAACTCCAAAAGGAAATCGCCAAAGAACTCGCCAAGCCGTCCGGGGGCAAGAAATGACGATCAAAAAGGGATTGATCGACTACCTGCTCACGCAAACCGCCGTGACCAACCTGGTCTCGACGCGGATCCGCCCCGGCGTGATCGAGCAGGGTCTCGCCCGGCCGCACCTGCGAGTCGACCAGACCGGCGGCGACGTGCATTACTCGATGGCCGGCAACACGGGCCTCGCCGAGACGTTCCTCGACATCACCTGCGAGGCCGACTCGGAAAAGGAAGCGAACGAACTGGCCGAGGTCGTGCGGAAAGAGATCGACGGATTCTCTGGCAGTTGGGGCAGCGAGACGGTGCGGGCGAGTTTTTGGCGAGGCACACGCGACACGCGGACCCCGCCGACCAGCGGCGGAGAGGTCGGACTGCCGAGCCAGACGGTCGCCGTCGAGGTCATGCACAACGTGACGGTGCCGAGCTGATGATCCTGATTCAAGCAAAGAGCAAAACGGGACAGATGGTCGAATTCGAGGTCGACCGGATCCTGTCCATCGACGGACAACCCTACACGGCGACCGCCGGCGACCTGCGTGACCTCCTGGTGCATCTGGAGGGTCGCGTCTCGGCTGTCGAGAACATCCTGACCACTCAACCACTCGCGGGAGTATAGATCATGGCCGATAGCGGATTTGGAACAACGATCACCTTTTCGTCGGGCTACTTTGCGGAGATCATTTCAGTCGATGGACCGGACCTGAGCCGGGAAGCGATCGACACGACGCACATGGGAACGACCAGCGGCCGGATGACGTTCATCCCGAGCGA